AGTAGTGCCCTTAGTATAGAGAACCATCTTGCCGCTGTTGTATTGTGCTTCAGTGACGTCAACCTTAACCCATTCACCAGCGTCATATTTGTAGTAGTCAGTTGATGAACTGAATGTGTCATTCTCAGTGTCAACCTTGTTGTAAGTGGTGCTGGTCACAGTGCCAGTCACGGTGCTTGTAGTGATTGAAGTAGAACCACCAGCGTTTGCAGCGCTCTCGACTTGTCCAGGTGTGCCCTTAGTGATTGAACCAATTCCATCCAAAGTTGCAGAGAAAGTAGCGTTGTCACCAGCAGCAGCGGTGCAGTCAAGTGAAGTGATGTAGACGCGGCCGTAGTAGACTGGCTCACTTGAAGATGTGCTTGGGTGCCAAGTGTCATAAGCGTCGCCTGGAAGATTGACAGTAGCAGGTGTGCCTTCTCTTTCAACAGCAGTCTTAAGTCCGAAGTAGACTTCGATTGGCTGACGAGAGATCATTCTGTCGTAAAGATCATTGAATGTGCTCACAGTATATAAGTTGTCAGTGGTAATGCTCCAAGTGATCTTTGTCACCTCTTTTGCTCCCCAGAAGCCATGGTCTTTAGTTGCGACGTCAGCAGTCTCAGATGAGATTGAGAAGTTGTGTGATGTCGCAAAAGCAAGAGATTTGTAAGTGCCGTTAGTATTCTTAACGAACAACATAAGATCTGAACCTTTGATTATATCCATTTTATTGTAAAAGATTTATTTATTTCGTATTTTAATATAGAATTTTATCCGTTTTGAGAGTTTTCTTCTGGCTTGTCAGTCACGAAAGTAGTGAAGCGAACCTGTGTGATGTAAGCGTCACCATCATAGCTCTCGGCGATCGCAGCCATCCTTGTGTCATGAAGCTCAATTCCCAAGCCATCAATGTGCCTTTTCTCGAACAGATGCCTGACTTTGTTAGCAAGCTTGCAGCATGGTGTGTATTTCTTGTCAAGAACGTCGACGCGGAATGTCACATAGTCGCCATAGAAGCCATCTTTGGTGTTAGCTCCATTTGTGATGCTCTCCCTTGTGTAGACGAGAAGTGGGTAGGTAGCTGAAAGTGGTGCGATGACAGCATATATCTTTTCGCCCACCTCATCAACCATGTCTTGATTTTGTGTTATTGTATTCTTTATTGTCTCACCGATTTCTATTGCGTTAGTCATGTGTGCTTGTAGCGTTTATTTTTTGTATCGCAGCGTCTATTTCAGCCAAGTAGATGCTCTGAAGCTGTGGCTCTATTGAGTTGTTGGCGTCTTTGAAGAACAGCCTTGGCCTGATTTGCCCAAGATTTCTTGGCTTCCTCAATGGTGCTCCCTTGTAAGTGTTTGCTTGCCTTGCCTGAGTGCCTTTTTCAATGAAGCGTGCTCTGTAAGTGCCTGAACTGGAAGCTTGTGTGCCCATGATGTGAACTATTGCTGAAAGCTCTTCATCATAGTAGCCTTTAGCTCCAATTCTTCTCACAGCGTCTTGAAGAGTGTCTGAGAATTTCCCATGTCCACCTGTGTCGCTCTTTATTGCAGAAGCCAGATTGGCTTTTGTCATCTGTTGCAGCAAAGCGGCGGCTTTATTCAAAGCTCTCTTCACAGCTCTGGTCATCTCTTGTCCAGTCAGCTCTTGGAAGCTTTCCCATTCCTTTTCCAAGTTTGTCACAAAGCCGTTTGTCATTTGTTAAATTAATTTAATTTATTCGTTGACTATTTCGCATTGAACAACTGTCTGTTGAAGTTTTCTGTCCCTGTCGATTGCTTGAATTCTCCACAGCTTGTCTTGCCATTTGATGTAGTTGTCTTCTGTTATTGGTGTGTGGTAGCGAACCACAAAGATTTTCGTATAAGGGTATTGAATTTCTTCACTTCTCACGGTGCGAGAACCACTTAAGTGATTGACTTTTGCTCTGGTAGAGTAGACTTTTGTCAATGTGTCCACCTCATCACCAAAGTTGTCAAGTGTGTGAGTGTATTTCATCACGTCTATTGTCTCATTCAAAAAGCCTGCCCACATAGTTATTCTCCAGTATAGTTTATTGATTTCTTGTAGTCGTAGTTAGTGTATAAGTCACAAAGCATTTCGAATGTGTGCGGAACAGCATTCATTGTGCCTGAAGAGATGCTCTCACGTTGCGCATAGTAAGTCCCGATTAAGAAAAGCATTGCTTGCTTAAGACAGCTTGGAAGAACGCCGTCTTGTGCGATGTCTTCAAGTGGGCGATCAATGTATTTCTCAACAGCAGCTTGTGCGACGTCGATTAAGCCATAAATAAGCAAGTCATCGTCTTCGAACTGAGGCTCGATGTTAAGCCATGCTTTAGCCGTCTCAAGTGTGATGTATTGAGTATTTTGAAAGTCTATAATGTTGCCCATAATGTATTGATTTTTAATTATTTAGAAAAATGGGCGGGCTTGCGTCCGCCCATCATCGGGATCACCGTTTAGTGATTATATAGAGATTTGTTATTGATTATCTCTGTGATTATTCACCTTCTGGCTCAACAATGTGGCCCATAGCGAAGCTCTCTTCACGTGCAGCTTTCACGTCACAGTAGAAGTTGACGATCAACATGATTTGGCCTCTTGAAAGAGTGTAAGAGTCTTCAACAACCTTAATGTTGACGTCACCCCAAGTAGCAACGTATAAGTCATCAAAGTTTCCAAACAAGACACCAAGCTTGTCGTTTTCAGCAGCAGCCAAGTTGGTAGTCACAGCAGCAGGTGTGCCATCGATCTCTTCATTGTCCCAAACCATTGAAGTGTTGTTGTTGCCCTTGATCAAGCCTCTCAAGTAAGCTTTAGCTTTAGGTGTCACAACATAGTTGTAAGGGCCGCTCACGTTTGCATCTTCGACTTCAGCTTCGAAGTTGCAAAGGTCACCATAAGTGGTGATGTCAGTCAAAGTAGCTCCATTGAACAAGCCAGCTGGGGTCTTTGAAGAACCAGCTCCATAGCCAAGAACAGTAGCTTCGATCTTGTCGCTGACGCGCTTGATCAAGTTATTCATGATTATAGAGTCGATGCCTTGTGAGTCTTGTGCAAGCATTTGCAAAGAGATCGGAACCTTTGCGGTAAGACGTTTTGGTGAAAGAGTGATGTTGGTCAAAGTGCCAGAACCGTCTTGTGCTTCAGCGACTTCGTCTTCCCAGAAGACAGATGTAGAAGTCATTATAGGAAGTTGAACGTCCCCGGTAAGATTGCCAATGTAGTGGGCGCCAATTTTGGTGAACACCAAGTTAGCTTCGAGTGGCTCCAAGATGTTGAAGACGTTAGTTTCAACGACGTCCTCACCGTTTGCAGTCACAGAGTAGTTAGGCTCGCCAGCTCTGAACTGGATCTCTTTTCCAGTCTTTCTTGCTTCACGAATTTCTTTTGAGATTGAAAATGATTTTTTCTCCATTGTATTTTCATTAGTATTTTTATTTTCTTCTTTGTTTTCAAGCTCTTTCTCAAGCTCTTCATTCTCTTCGTCAAGGGCTTTTATCTCCTCTTCGTTTTTGTCGAATTCTTGACTTTCTTCATCTGTCAATTCTCTTTGCTCTTTCTTTGCTGTAGCCAAGATGTCAAGATTGCGCTTAACCAAGATGTTTTTAGCGTCAAGAATTTCAAGTGAATTTCTCTTCATTATAGATGTATATAGATTTATTTATAATTTCTTTATAGAAAGATTGACGTTAAAGTCATAATTTCAAAGTGTCATAGAAAGCTTTAAGCTTGTTGTTAAATTTATTTAATAATATAGAATTTTCTTCATTTTTTAGATTTTTTTCCTCAAGCTCTTTATTTTCAGCTTCCTGTGCTTCTTCGTTAGTGTCTTCTTTTTGCTCTTCTGTAGTAGCTTCTGGCTCTTCTTGAGTGTCTTCCCCCAAGCTTCTCTTGATTATCTCCAAGTCATGTGCTCTTGCTTCAACCAAAGTGTCAGCGTAAGCTCCGATAGCGCAGATAGTCATGTCATATAAGCCATCGATCTCAGTTATCTCACGACAGTAGTTGCCTTCATCATCTTTGAATGAACGTGTGCCATTTTCAGGTATAGTGAAAGCAAATGAACAGTCAGTGAGATTGCCATGACGAACATGCCAAAGAACCTCATCACCAAGAGTAGTTTCAGGTGCTTCGAATTCAAAGTAGACGCCGTCTTCTCTCAATGTGATTGAAAGAGTGCCTTTGCCATTAGTAGAACGTGCAAGCATTTGATTGTCATCATGATTGTAGTTGAAGATGATGTCTGATGTGTCGATTAACGCTTGTGAGATTGCGTTTCTGTTGATGTATTCAATGTAGCCCATATAGCGGCTTGGTGAGTCGAAGACTATAGCGCGTCCTGAGATCTTGCGACTGTTGTCTTCAACGTTTTGCTCGTCTATTAGTGCTCTTGTGTATATCTTTTTCAATTTATTCATTTCCAATAAATTAAATTTATTTTGATATATAAAAGATTGGTAGTCAATACTTTATAACTGATTGACTACCAATCAATTAATTATATTAAGATTGAACCTCAGTGAAAGAGAAGCTTGGTATAACGTCACCACTTTCTGGGTCTGTAGACGTTGTGAATGTTGCAGTATAAGTCTTTCCTCTTTCAATGTCTGTCAAGTGCCTATATATAGTATTGTTGTCTCCATCAACCTCACCATTGTCGAAGCATTTCAAGAATGTAGAGATTGACAGGTTTGTATCAGCCGTTAGGCCATTGTCATCCTTAAGTGGTAGCAAGCCAAAGCCGATCTTGCAGTTGGTTGACGGACTTAATGTCACTGTCACCACTGGGTAGCCATTTGCGTTTGTAGAGTAATTATATCTTGGTGTCAAGTAGCCGCTCCAAGTGCCCCATTGGAATTCTTGTGTTTGAGTTGGGTCATATAATGTAATGTAAATGTTGTAAGGGGCATCTGAACTATTGAATGTATTGGTATTTTCTAAGTAAGCCTTAAATAATTGTCCATCTATTCCATTCAAGGACTTTGCTTGGTATCCACATGTTTCGACGTAAGTCATGACTTCGTTTGTATATTCATAGCCAGGTCCTTGAGTGAAGAACAAGTAAGCTTGCTGATCTAATTCTTCAGCAGTTGGCTCACTTGAACCACCTCCACCACTTGTCTCACCAGTTGGAACAGCGATTGCAGGAACAGTAGCTGAACCTTCATAGTTGAACATAGTAGTAATATCCAAAGCGGCTGAACCATCTTGAACCTGTGGTGGGTCTAGTGTTATTGCGAATGTGTAAGTGCCAGCAGTTTCGCATTTGTAAGTAGCTGGGTCTGAAGTATTTTCGTCAAATCCACCGAACAAGCCAAGTGCCAATGTTGCGCCTTGGTATTCGATCTGTGCAGCGCAGTCTAAAATAACCTCATCACCAACAGCAAGTGTCACAGTGCTCCAGAAGCAAAGAATTGAACTGTAAGTATTGCCGTCCATAGAGATTGATCCAATGTTTGTGCCGTCATAGTTGAAGTTGAAAGCTTGTGAAGTCACTATAGAGTTGTCATTTGCGTCCTTTGTGATCTTGATGAGTTTCATCAAAGTCTTGTTTGACTGAAGTCCTTGAACAAGTCCAAGTGCTACATCATAAGGAACGTCATTGCAGTAGTTGTATTTTTGGAAGCCTCCGTCTTCACCTGGCCAAGTGCCTGTAATTCCTAAATAAGTCTCAGCGTTTGTCTTCTCATCTAAGTAAAGAACGTCGATCCAGTTTGTCCCACCAGCAGCTACGCCTTCATCATATCCTTCATCATATCCATCATTATATCCATTATCATAGCCAACAGCTTCACCTTTAGCTTGTCCATCAGTATAGCCAGTGTCATAGTCACCATAGTTTTCGACAGTCCATCCACTTGGAATTCCACTTGTGCCAGTTGTAAATGAACGCATTGAACCGACTTTTGTGAATGTGCCTGTTGCAGCGACGTTGTAAAGCCAGTTAAAAGTTGAATTGCTCGCTATAATAACCTCAGCATAGCAGTTAATTGCCTCCATAGCGGTGCAGCCATAGAACATGGTCTGGTAGCTTCCTTCTTTTAGTATTGGGGCTGGAAGAACAGGTGCTTCAAGTAATGATGTGCAGCAATAGAACATGTCACCATAGCATTGTCTTGAAAGAGTTGTGCTTGGTAATTTTGGTGCAGATGTTAAAGCTGTGCAGTTTTTAAATAATGAGTAAAAATTATAAGATCTATTGTTTGCTGAAAGATCAACGTTTCCACCAGTGCCGTTTAATAATGAAGTAATATCTCCACTTGCAGCGATTTTTCCTGTCATTATAAATTGCGCATAATTGCTGGCGTCTTTTGACAAGTAGCCAAGATCACTTTTCACATAAATGAAGTCTTCTTTATTCTCTAATGTAATTGTCCTATCAAAGCCCCATAATTCCCAATGAATTCCATCATTGCTGAATTGAATTGAATTATTCAACGCATTTAATTCAACCTGATTATCGTAATTTCGGTAATGTATTGTAATTGTAGAAGCTCCAGAATTATTAACGTTTGTGAATTTCAAGCAGTTTCTGACAGCTTCAGCAGCATTATATCCATTTGCTTCACCAGCTGTCTCTCCAGCAGTATAACCAGCAGTTTCACCAGCTGAGTAGCCTGTATCATATCCAGCAGCTTCACCTTCACTGTAGCCTTCAGCATGTCCTGTCTCATAGCCAGAAGCTTCAGCGTCAGCGACTTGCTCAGCGACGATCTCGTCATTCGTAAGGTCAGCGTTGAAGAATTTCTGATTTTTCAAATTCTCATTGTCTGAACTAATGAAGACGTTTGATCCATCACCGACTATAGCGATCACGTTGCTTGGAACGCCATTTGGGTAGTATTCCTCAACCTCGGTAGTAGTCTTAAAGTATAAGGTCTTTTTCATATTTTTATATAATGTATTTATAAATTATTGATTTTCAATAACTTGTGTATTTTTTGCAGTATCTTGCTTCGGCTCTCTCAAGTCATTTCCACCGTCTAATTCAGGTAGTCCGATGACTTTCCTTGCCTCATTTGGTGTCATTATCCCACCAGCGACTAATGAGTTGAGTGCTTGGGCTTGTGCTGTTTCATCAGTCATCCTCAAGTCTTCTTCTTTGAAGTCGATGACGTATAAGCTCTTCTCGCTTGGCTTCAAGCATTTCCTGTTGAATTCTTCTTCAATGACTGAGATGAATGGGCT